GTGGTCGTAGTCGAGGCGGCAGCGGTGGCCGTAGCCGAGGCGGCAGTGGTGGTCGTAGAGGTTCTACCTCAACAGACAACTCGAAGAGTTTGACGGACCTTAAGAACGCAGACAACGAATATGTCCTTGAGTCTATGACCAAGCAGAATGAACTCTTAGAGGAGTTCACAGATAAATGGCTAAACGACAAGAAGGAGGCCATAGACAAGGAGGTTGAGGTAGACAAAGCCGCCAACAAAAAGCGCTATGACGCCTTGCTCGCTGAACTTGACAAGTCCAAGAAGGCAAAGAAGTTAACCGATGAGCAGTATCTGACAGAAAAAGCTCTGATAGATGAGGCCTATGCAGACATTGAAAAGTCCATTGATGCAGATGCCATTAAGGAGAAGAAAGAACTTGAGGACAAGTGGCAGGAGCATAAGGAGGAACTTATGCACAAAGAGCTCGAGGAACTGCAGAAAAAACACGAGCAGGAAATCTCGGAAATCAATGCCCAGGGCGAGTTGAGACTTGATGCAGAGCAGAAGCGCTATCTCGGTGAGCTTAATGCCGCCAAAGGCAATGCCGAGGAGATAGAGAAAATCCAGAAGGAGCATGCCGAGAGAGTCGCAGCTATAGGCGAGGAAAACGCTATCGCTATAGCACAAGCCACAGTAAGAACCCTTGAGGAAGAACTCAAGAAAGAGAAACTGACGGATGAAGACCGTGAGGAGCTCTCAAAGCGACTTGCGACTGCGAAACAGGCTCTCAATGATGCCATCCTCGATCATACCGAGGGCACCCTTGACCGCGAAGTCGAGGCGGAGAAGGATGCGATGGAGAAACGCAAGGAAGCGAGAGAGAAGATGTTTGATAAATGGCAAGACGGCATTCAGAAAGTTGGTGAGGCGATGAACAACATCGGCGAGTTTGCTGATGCCATGTTCGACAACCAAATCGCCAAAGTCGAAGAACTCATAGACGCAGAACAAGAACGCTACGATAAGGAGGTCAATCACATTGAATGGCTTGCTGAACGTGGAGCAATCACCACCGAGGAGTCGGAAATCCGCAAACGTGACGCAGAAGAGGCTCATGCCAAACGACAGGAGGCTCTTGAGAAGAAGAAGGCTGCATGGGAGTATAAGAAGGCTATCGCTCAAAAGGCGAACCAAGTCGCTCAAATCGGTATTTCCACCGCTCTCGGTATCATGCAAGCCCTTGCCATGTTCCCTCCCAACATTCCATTGTCGGTGTTCGTTGGTGCTATGGGTGCCATTCAGCTCGCTACCGCATTGGCACAGCCCATCAAGGCTTATGCCGAAGGTACGAAGGGGCATCCTCACCCCGGTGGTCTTGCAATAGTCGGTGATGCCAACCGTGCCGAGCTCGTGATGTACGGCAAACGTGCCTGGATCACTCCCGACAGTCCTACCCTCGTTGACCTGCCGAAGGGTGCAGAGGTCATGCCCGACGCATCTAAGGTTGACCTCGTTCAGATGGGCAGTTCGTTGTTCATGACCTTGCCCAAGCGCAAAGGCGGCGGTGGTCCCATCATCGTCAACGACTACGAGGCGCTGGAGGGACGTGTTGCCACCAACACTAAGGCTGTGACCGCTGAACTCCGTGCCGTTCGTGGAACGATAAGCAGAGAATTCCGCCGTCAGAACTTCCGTAACTACATCAATGCACGCACATGATAGAGAGACTTGACCAGATAATGCTGAAGGACTTCATCGAGTTGTCGTGTGGCAACCCGAAAGTCCTTCTTGAGAAGCATGAGGTGCCCAACGAGGAGAAGATGATTAAACTCGCTGCCAAGCTCATGTACGACTACAAGTCTATCGCCTCGCCCAACAAGGCGAAGATAGACCTCATAGATGCCGAGGACGAGACAAAACTCCAGATGAAGGAGAAGTGCGCCCGCATCCTCGTCATGCTCTGCGAGATGAAACACCCCGAAATGGCTGTGGAAATCCTTGCAGAGCTGGACATAGATACCAGTTCTCTCACTTCGGACGAGAAGATTAAGTCTCGCTGTAAAGCGTTGCTCAACGAGGCCAAGTATGACCTTGAGCGGTTCAGGGAGTCGCAGGAAGACAAGAAGAAGGACAAGCCAAAGGACAACGTGACTCGCATCCGTGAGTCCTGGAACAGGGAGATTGCCTACGTCATGGCAACCTTACGCATGAGCATCGATCCAGCGACCACGAACACCGCCATCTATGCCAACCTCGTCCATCAGGCTGAGGTGAGGGCAAAGCAGATGGCGAAGATGCCACCGATGTTTCCATTCTAATCCTATTCATATATACTGCGTTAGTGAGTGGGGGTACGGAAATTCCGTGCCCTTTCTTTTTGTCTATAAACGCTTTTTCTGCGTTGAAAACGGCAAAAAGGTATATAAAATGAGACAAATCAGAGCGTATTTTGAGAGAAAAAACACCCTAAATCAGCCTATTTCAAGCACTTATAAAAGGCTAAAAAAAGGCCAAAAAACGCCAACTTTACGTCTAATTTCCGTCTAAATTCACTTTTTTTTGTCTTTTTGGGCAACATATTGGCACTATTAAGCCATAAATTTGCACCCACAACAGCACCTTAAAATCACTCAAAAACACAACAAAAATGAAACAAAACAACGAATTTAGGCGCTTGCGCAGAGAGGTGCGGGCAATGAAAAAGGAGATTAAGAATGTGAATAGCCGTCTTGACCGCTATGACCGTATCGATGAACTTATAGCAGAGATGAAGCGCTCGGCCCGAGAGATGCTTCTCATGAGCCGTGAACTTTGAGAAGGAGATTGTGGAGGTGTACTTCGCCCTCATCGCCATTGCGGAGCGCAGTTACTACCCCCATGACAAGGAACGTGCCCACGACCTTGCCGCCGACACGGTGGAGAGGGCATTGAAGGCACGCGACTCCTACGACGTGAACCGTCCGTTGCTGCCATGGTGTCGGGCCATCATGCGCAACCTGTGGATGAACACGGAGCAGAGACTGGAGAACGTGAACACCCAGCGACTGGGAGAGTGGGAGAGCGAGGGAGGCGCGACAGCTGACCAGTGCGCCATCGTCCATGACCTGCTGAACCTCGTCAAGCGTATGCGCCGACGATCTGTATGCGTTGACTCTCTTATTGAGTTCGCGAAGGGTTATTCCCTGGACGAGATAGCCACTGCGAGGGGTTTGCCGTTGGGGACTGTGAAGCGACGCATCCACGACGCGAGGGTGATGCTGGCAAAGTTGGTCAACGTTAATTAGATAAGTCATTGAGAATAATAAGGTTAAATTACGTTGGATGACGAAAAAAAACGGCAAAAACTGAACCGTCTTTGTCAAATAATGACTAACTTTATAGTGTAATAATTAACTATATGTCAAACATTTAAATTCTTTTTTTATGAACACTACAAGTTTCCGCGTAAGAGTCATGAGCTACGCACACCACATCTTCGAGAACACTAATTGCACTTGGAGTGCAGCAGTCATCAAAGCATGGACACTTTACCGCCTCGCCAAGGGGATGCGCAAGGGAGTCGTGAAGTTCTTCTACGAGAAGGTTGACGGCTCTGCGAGAGTCGCCTACGGAACCCTCTGCAACCTTCCTGCCGGTGTTACCTCAAGGAGGAGCGCCACCAAGAAGCCGAACTACGGCACCATGTGCTACTGGGACACCAAGAAGAACGCCTTCCGTTCATTCAAAGTTGAGAACTTCATCGCCGTTGCATCATGAGACAGTCAGCTTTGCTAATCAAGAGCGACGGCACTGCCAAGGGAGTAACCCCACTTAACGGTGGGGACTTCTCCCTGGAAGAACTGCAGGGCCTCGTCGAGGGGTTGATTGAGATTGTCCCCCTCACCGAGAATGTCATCATGGTTGTCAACGAAGAGGGCAAGGGAGTGCTGCCTATGAACTTCAGCGCCACCGTCATCGCAAAGGCGCAGAACGCTATCTTCCCATGGGACTACATCGCAGGCAATGCGCTGATGTGTCCCAGCGAAATGGTCAAGTAACGAGAGGTAGAAAAAAGCAAGTTGTTTCTACTTGAATGTCAAACGTTTAAATACTTGCATGCCGTTTTCTCTGAGTTCAAGAATTTGGGCAAAAGGGAAAGCGGCATTTTTTATGTGTAACTTCGCATACTATGTTGACGAAGTACACATTGACCATAGGACAGACTACTGTCGACATTCCCGACGAGTGCCTGAAGAACTGGGACGAGATTTCGTTCTCGCTCAAGCGCACGGACTATTCGGGAGTGATGCGCTCGTTCTCCACCGAGTTCGAGTTCGTGGGCGAGATTGCCGATGCTCTGTGGGAGTTGTACCTTGCCGACGGTTTCAAGGCCTCGGCGAGTGTGGCAGTGCACACGTTCACCGACACATGGGGCTGGGAGAAGCAGTACGAGGAGGCACTTGACTTCTCCACGATAGAGAAGAACCAGGGAGTGTTGACGATCAATGCGCTTGACAACACTTTGGCGGCATTGCTGAAGGCGAAGAATTCGCAGAAGTACGAGTATCCAGTCGAGAGTTTCTTCTTTGAGTCGTTCATGGTGGCCATCACTCGCATGGAGTTGAAGAGTTATGCCTATTGGCGTTTCCCTCTAAGCGAGAACGTGCCCGGCACTAACGCAGACAAGAGTGTATGCCTTCAGCTTGTCAATGCCAAGTCTGCCATCATATCTAAGGCATATCTTGAGCCGTATGACGAGAGCAACGGCGATGACGGACTGCCCGAGAACTCGTTCTTCATTCTATCCCACGAGTACGGCGCAAAGCTGAGTCTTGAGATTAAGGGCACAGTCCGTTGTTGGCTTGACAAAGACAAGTATGGCGAACAGAGGAACGGACAGGTGCACTCCAGCAATATGGAGTTGTGGACTTTGGTCGAGAGCGACAGTAACACCAACATAAGGACAAAACTCGCCACGTTGTGGGACGATGACGTCTCACATATAACGATAGATGGTCAGACATATAACCTGCTCTATGGTGGTTCGTTGGACATCGTGGAGGCGAGTGCGTCCAACCTTCCTGCTGGCACAAGAGTCGGAATGTTCGCCGTTATCGGCAACAACAACGACCCGACCTCGTCGGCATACTGGAGTGACAACCACATCTATGAGTGGAACGGCACCTCATGGGTTGACAAGGGTGTTGCTGGTCAGTACAAGCAAGACCGTCTAATCGACTACACTTATGTGTTGCCCGAAGGTGGCAGTCCTCACCCTCTCGTCATGCGTGGCACCGACATCATGTTGTGCCTCACTGGTAAGATGTTCCTCGTCAAAGACCAGGAAGACTTCTACATAAAGGCAGATTGGAGCGACCCTGTTGAGAACGCTTTCGGTGCACGAGGCATACCACCTGCTGTATTCGCCACTCGCCTTGTGCAGAGCATCTGCCCTACTGCGACCGTCACTATTGACGCAGATGATGAAGGGTTAATCGCCTCTACTGCTCTCATTGCCGGTGAGAGCCTGAGACAGATAGGCACAGGCAAGATATACTCCACCTTCCAGCAGTTCTGCGACTGGATGGAGTGTGTCTTCGGTTACACCTACGCCATTGAGGGGAACTGCGTGCACTTCATGCACCGCTCCACTGTCTTCCCCGACATTGTGTCGAAGGAGATTGTGAGTCTGAACGAGTTCAACTACTCTGCCGTTGACAATATCATCTACTCAACCATTGAGATAGGTTTCGCCAAGAAGGACTACAGCGAGATTGACGGTAGGTACGAGAAGAACTTCATGAACTACTACGATACTTCCTACAACCTCACCGACAAGAAATATGCTCTCACGAGCAAGTATCGTGCAGACTCGTATGGTATAGAGTTCACGGCACGCAAGAGCAACAACAGCTCCACCGACGACAAGGCCGATGAGGATGTGTTCTTCGTTCACTACACCACGCCACAAGGCTACGGCCCACGCTATGAGCCTGACGACAACGACGTGTTCAACCCAGAGTTGTGTATGGAGCGCAATGCCGCCTATCTCGCTGCCATGGGCAACGGCGATGAGGTGACATTCTCCATGACTGCCAGCGATGGTGATAACCAGTTGACCGATGTCACGGTTGAAGAAGGCGACAACCTTTTCACCGCTGGAGAGATTGAGTTCGAGACCGATGATATGGTGATGCCGGGCAACCTCAACGCGTTGGTGCAGCTGGATTGGCAGGGTTACCGCTATACTGGTTTCATTCAAGAGGCCGAGTGTCGTTACGGCAAGCGCAACGGAGTGAAGTATAATTTGATAGTTAAAGAAATCACCGAGATATGAAGTTAAGTCCATTTACACCGCTGAATTTCGCTGGGAGCAACGCCTCCGACGGTCTTCACAGCCGATACACGCAAGTGTTCGCGCCCACCGACCAGATAATGATACAGGTCGTTGCCGATGCCGAGGATACCGCACCCACGGCAACGCTCTACGATGCGTGCACCGACACCGCCATCGGCACCATTGAGTGGAACGAGTGGGAGATAAACGACGACACGATAGTGTTCTTCCACGTCTACTGCGGTCTGTCTGACGGTTTCTACTACCTCACCATCGCTGACAAAACGAGTGAGGTGTTCCGCATCACGAGCGATGAGGGTATCCTTTCAAGGACAACCCTGTTGCAGTATGCCAACAAGGACAACAAGCAGAGGGATGACGTGGCATTTGTCATTGACGGAGTGCGTTACTTCTTCGACTTCCGTGTCCCTGGCGGTTTCAAAGACTCGGGTTGGGAGTTCGGAGTGGACAACGAGCAGTTCACAACCCAATATCAGGATGTCGTTGAGCTGTATGCGAGCGACTACATCACCAAGACCTTCACGATGGGCAACAGCATCGGTGTGCCTGTGTGGTTCGGTGCCTTGCTCAACCGTTTGCTAACTTGCCAGTTCGTGTATATCAACGCAGAGCGCTATGTGCGTGACGGCAGTGGTGTGCCGAACATAGAGACCTTGATAGAAGGACTTGACTCCTTCGTGTTCACACAGCAGTTGCGCAAGACTGTGCGCATTGATGCTGACTATGAGGACGAGAACCAAGTCGCCATCCGCAGAGTTAACGATACTCTTGACAGGATTGACAGCACCGAGAACTCTAATGTAATAATACTTGAGATATGACACTATGACACCCGAAGAAAAACAAGAGATAGTACAGGCTGTTATTGCCGCTTTGAAGACCAATGGGCGCACGATCATGCAGCTCACCGAGGCGACTCAGCTGACGGACAATGACTACTTCGAGATACACGGAGGTAGAAGGATAGCCTATTCCTACCTCTACAGCAACGTGATGAGCGAGACCGAGAGTATCATCGAGGACTTTGAGACCGATGTGAACACGGCTATCGCTGGCAAGCTGAACGGTTACAACGCAAGTTGGATTTGGAGTTCCTCGCTGAGGACAGAGGCGAGGTTCAACGAGTTCGTGGCTGCAGTTCAAGCTCACAAGGTCATCTATGACGGCACAAGTGGTTTGATTTTGAACGCCACCTACAACCCGCTTGAAAGCTCAATCTTCATATGGTACCACAATTATGACTCGTGTCAGGTTGAGTGCACCTTGACTCTCTCCAACGGTTCGGTGACATTGAGCCCCAACACCGTCAAGGGTTTTGCGACAACAACCAGCGTCACCTCTGTGGAGAACCGTGTGACCGCTTTGGAGAGCAGTGTTTCTGACCTCTCGGGGCTTTCGGCAGACGTGACAAACCTCGACACCCGATTGACTACCGCCGAGGGCTCTATCACGAGCATCACCGGTGAGACTGGTGCGCTGAATGTGGGATACCACAACACCAATGACCCTGCGTATGCCTCGGCCTATACCGTATCTGCTGCCCTCGACCTCATCATTGAGAACATGAAGGAGGTTTACTGCACTATGGAGGAGTACCAGGAATTGGTAGATGCTGGCACGATTGATCCCGACACCAAATACTACATCTACGAAGAATGATATACAAAGGCACAGACAAGGTCACTTGGATTGCTCGTGGTCAGCGAGCCATCTATCAAGTGTATAAGGGAGCTCGCCTCGTATGGAGCAAGCTCACCGATGCTTGGTATGACAACGACGTGTGGCGTAATGACGAACAATGGTAATACAACAACAATATGGCAACAGTTATTGACGAGAAAATCCCCAACATGCAGACCAGTTGGGATGGGTATAAAAAATCAAGAGTAGAGGAGTTCATCAAGGAGCAACTCACTAACCTTATAAGCACCACCGATGAGAAGGTGGGCTGGATAACCTACGAGAACGGAGCTATCGTGTTCTACGACAGCGAAGGTGGCACACAACTCGGCTCGGTTCCTTTGTCGGGTACGGTGTACGCCATCACATTGGCGAGCACTACTCCGTCCTCTTTCTATGTGCTGAAGGATGAGACGACAGCCTATGTGGACGTGTCGCCAAGCACTAAGGCTGGTACTCTCGGTGGAGAGATGGAAGACTTCCCCGAGGACTACACTTGGAGTCTGTTAGTCGATAACGGTGGAGGCTCGTTCGTTGAGCGTGCGAGTGGCACCTGCTTGAGTGGCGGCACAATCTATCAGAACGTGCGCCCATATCTCGCCATCGGTGCCAACCGTGTGAAGATTACTGTGCAAGGTGTTGACTCGGGACAAAGCAAGTCCACCACCTTCACCGCTAACGTGACCTCGTTGACCTTGACAAGCAAGTTCAATTGGAACGTTGCCTTCATTGCAGGTCAAGACTACGCCATCAACGGACTCTACTTTAGTGGTAACTTGCAGAAGACTCTGTGGGTTCGTGTTGATGATGATGACGAACAGACCTACACCCAAGTGTTCGCTTCGGGATCTAACTACATCACCACGCCATATTCGTTCAATATGACCGACAAGTTCCCCGGTGAGACTGGCATCCACACCGTAGAGATATGGATTAGTGGTGACGGAGTAGAGACACCCCACTTCAAGTACAACATCATGTGCGTGGAGAGTGGCGATGTCAACCAAGTGTCGTTGGTATGTATCAACGAAGCACTTGACACAGCCGTCAACTACTCTACTCAAGGATTGTTCCGTTACGCAACATATAACGCTACCGAGGTCACTATCAACATCACCGCCAACGATGGCACGCAGACCTTCGTTATCGCAGAGGATGAGGAAGAGGCAGTTACTTCGCAGACGAAAGTCACTTACACCACGTCGCTTGAGCTCGACAGCGAGGTTACTACAGGCTTCTCTATGCACATCGAGTTAGAGGTTGCCGACAACACGGCAGAACTTGACTTGCCTATTGACAACTCCAATAGTTATGCTGCAACCGAGGGTGCAGTGTTCTACATGAACGCAGCCACTCGTTCCAATGGTTCGGGCGACCGTGAGGACATCCTCAACATCGCTCCAGATGCCGTTGTCGGCACTTACGATGCCGTTTGGGAGAACATGAGCTGGTCAACCGATGGTTGGTATCAGGACAGCGACGCTAACCGTGCCCTGGTCATCAAGGCTGGTTCTTCGTGCACAATTACCGACCTCAAGCCTCTCACTCGTTCAGCTACTGGTGACGTATCGGTAGAGATGAAGTTCCGTGTGAGCGACATCGCAGACTACGACACACCAATCATCAGCATGATGAGCGAGGCAACTTATGACGAAGACACCACCAACGGTGTGATTGTCTTCCCCACTCGCATCACAGTGCTATCGTCAACCGACCGACAGATTACTCCACAGACCGTACAGCTGAACGAGGACAAGGTGCTGCACATGGTTGTTGTGTTCCAGCGACTCTATAAGAGCACTGGCCGTAACTTGTGCCGTATCTACATCAACGGCATTCAGCAAGCAGTCTTTGAGTACAGCGGTGAAGGTTCTTTCGGTGCTGGCTCGTTAGTGATTGGTCAAGAGAGTGCAGACGTTTGCCTCTACTCAATGCGTGTCTACAACAAAGTGCTTGAGGCTGATGCGGTATTGCAAAACTTCTTGAACTCAATCATCGACGGTCTTGACTACACTCGCAGTGGTGTTCGCCATGACAACAACATCCTTGACGGTGGCCAAATCTCTTACGACCTCTGCAAGGCTGCTGGCTTCAACACGATGGTCATCAAGATGGTGGGTGATACTGATATTCCTTCGCTGACTCATTCGACTGGTGGTAACTCTACTGTGTGGTTTGAATACGCTGACCACCCCACTTGGAATACTTGGATCGAGAACGCACCCATTGATGGTCAAGGTACGACATCAATGCGTTACTACCGCTGGAACTTGAGATGGAAACTCAAGAGCGCAGCAATCTTCCACTATGCCGACGGCACGACCGACGCTGGCTCGGGCTATATAGCCGGTAAGGGATTGCACCCAAAAGTGTCGAGGATTGTCGCCAAAAAGAACGTAGCATCATCAATGCAAGGTCACAAGATGGGTGCATGTAACATGTACGATGAGTTGTTTGAGGCCTGTGGACTCAAGTCCTCATTGCCCAACAGCAACGTGCGTGTGTCAATCTACCAATATCCCTTCTTCGGCTTCCAGAAGTTCGAGGACGGTACCTACGAGTTCATCGGTCTTTACACCAGTGGTCCAGACAAAAACGATGCTGGCACTCGTGGTTATGACTATGAGACCTATCCCAACTTGCTCTGCGTGGAAGGTCCCAACCATGCGCCTCTCGGCACTCGTTTCTTGCACCCATGGGTGGACGCAGTGTATGACTACACCGAAGAAACATTGAAGTTCGGTGGCGAGGAAGCATGGGACGTTGACGCTTGTAGGTTCAAGACCGACAAGGCAGAGGACGCTGCCAACATCCTTGCTCTTCTTGAACAAGAGTGGAAACCAGCCTACGAGATTGTGTACTTCTGCTCGCCTTACCTTCGCAGTCTTACCGATGTCGGCAAGACACTTGCACAGCTCAACGCTGACCCAGCGACATGGAGAGCAGCAAGCGACGTGCTCGGCAACCGCAAGAACGAGGTTCTGCAACTCTACGATAGCAGTTACAACCTCATCTACTACCGTACTTCTACAGGTCAGTATGAGGTGCTATCGTCACACGATATGCTTGACTACCTCGAGGACTACCTCGGTGGTGTATCGAGTCCTACTACTGCACAGCTTCTCGCCGCTCGTATGGCGAAGTTCAAGGCAGAAGGCCCGAACTACTGGTCAATCAATGGTGCTTGCTACCATGAGGCGTTCTGTGAGCTGATTGCTTGTAGTGATAACCATGCAAAGAACACCTATCCGATGAAGTGGCAGACACTTGCTCAAGGTGGTAGATGGATATGGTGCCAGGACGACATGGATACAATCTTGATGACCGACAACAACGGCCAACAGACGAAGAGTCCTTCCGTAGAGGTCGGTGACGTGACTCAAGATGGTGTGGACATCTTCCAAGGTTCTTCATCTGCATTCTGGGCTATCATCACCTCGCAAGATGGGTACTACAACGGTGTCAAGGACATGCTCAACACTATGGTAGAGCAGCTTGTTTCTCTCGCCGTAGCGAAAAACATTGCCGGTGCGAATATCCATCAGTCGGTAATCAACATGTTCAACTACTACTTTTGGAATGACTCGGCAGAGTATTTCCCCTGCACGGCATATAATAGTGACGGTGACTGGAGTTATGTTGACGTGTGGGAACTTGACCCGACTGCTGTCTACAATAACGTTCCACCATTGCGCCAGGCAAACGGCACACAGCTCAATGCCGAGAAGCAATGGACGGAGCATCACCTTGTAGCATTGTTCAGCAAATACGGCATCGGTGCGTTCACAGGTGCTGGCGATGATGGCTACGGCCGTCTTGAGTTCACTCCAGCGAGCGCGTTCAACTTTGCCTTGAAACCTGCCATCGAGATGTACCCGACTGGTAACTCGGGAGGTGGTACCAATGTGCGAGGCTCAAGAACTCCAGCTGGCACGGCTTGCACCGTCCAGGCAACGTCCGATGGTACGACCACGTTCTACATCAAGGGTGTTGACTGGTACACCGACCTCGGTGACTTGTGTGGTCTACAGCTGACCACTCGTGGTGGTGACTCCACCGTGGGTGCTACCATGAGCATCGCTGGCAAGAGGCTGCGCCGTGTGAAGGTGGGTGATGCTACTGCCTCAAGCGTGCACTTCAATGCCGGCACATTGAACATCGCTGGAAACGCCATCGAGACAGTTGACTGCCGTAACGTTACTACGTTGCGAAACGCTGTATCATTGAGCCGTTGCCCAAGATTGAGGACAGTGTACTTCGGTGGCTCAAGTGCACCGAGCATCATGCTTCCTGTAGGTTCTAAGGTTGAAGAGGTGGAGTTCAGCGACCAGCTCATCACGTTGTTCATGCACACCCTGCCTATGCTTGAGATGGAGAACATCACTCTCAACGCGTCTGCACGAGCCTCAATGACGGGTCTTTATATCAACAACTGCGCACAGATCAATCCTATTGAGATGCTGCGTATCGTGATGAACACTGCGAACAACAACCTGCACTATGTGACCTTGATGTGGGAGGGTGCCATCGAGATGACTGGAGCCGAGATGGAGTTGCTCGTGAACCTCGCACAGGCTTACGACCCCGATACCGGCACAGGCTACGGTCGCTTGATTTACGACCCCGAGAACGAAATTATCTCTAACTCTGATGCTCACGCATTGCTGCAGGGCACAATCAACGTTACCACTCCGATGTATCAAGACACTGCCGACACACTTCGTGCGTTCTTCGGCAATAGCTTGACAATAAACTGCGAGACCTACTATGTACGCTTCGAGGATGATGCAGTCATGCAAATCTGTGCCACCAACTGGGGCGACTGGCATTGGGAATATCAGCCTAACGCTGGTGGTACTGGTGGTTACAACATCGTTGCAACCGCTGTGGCAGGCACAGGCGGTTGGGATTTGGTTGACGGCAACTATGTCGAGAACAAGAACGGCACAGGCGGTTACAACATCACGGAGACGGCTGCCTCGGGTGCTGGTGCCTATGACAAGGTTAAGGTCGGTGACGGTATCACTGAGGCACAATGTGCTGCAGTTAGTTCCATCGGTACTACCTTCCAAAATAATACTCAAATAACCACCTTCGACGAGATAAGATACTTCACGAAAATGACGTCAATGCCAGCGAATGCGTTCCGTTCATCTTCTCTCCAACGCATGACCGTGCCAAGCAATATCACTTCGTTGGGTCAAAGTTCGTTCCGTTCTACTGCATCATTGGTTTCTATGGATCTTCCAGCAACAATGACTTCAATCGGCGACTGGTGCTATGGCGCAAGTGCAATGCAGTCTCTGACTGTGCGAGCGACTACACCTCCGACACTTGTCAATAACAGCTCGTTCGCAAGCATGGGCACGTTCAACATATATGTGCCAGCAGAGAGTCTCGACACATATAAGAACGCTTCGGGATGGAAGAGCCGTGCAAACAACATCTTCGCAATTGATGATTAACTCGGTCTTTCGCTGATGCCCTTGACTCTGTTCTTGTAGTTTGCCCAGCTCGAAGCAGCCTTATAGGCATCTACAGCAGAGTCGGGGACATAGATAGGCCAAGTGGCTGATGTTGGGCCAAGAATGTTGTAGCCACCACCAAGTGTTGGTGGTGTTGTGCCATTGAAGATCATCTCGGTGAGAGCCGTGCAACCTCGGAAGGTGTCTGTGCCTATACCTGTTATCGTTGATGGGAATGTCACGTCTAACAACTGGGTGCAATTACCGAAAGCATAATCAGTTCTTATATTAACAAGCCCCTCGTGCAAAACAAGGTGCTTTATTGCACAAGCGTTGAATGCGGCCTGTGTGATTTCAGTTATTGCAGTAGAGATAACGACATCCTCTAACGAAGAGCAGGCTCGGCAGATGCCATAAGCCATAGTTGTTATGCTGTTCGGCATGTGCAAGCTCTTGAGGTTTGAGCACACAGCAAATGCCTGACTTGCGAGTGATGTAACTCGGGTAAAATGTACCAGCTCCTTGAAAGCCGTTATCTCTGTGTTGCCCTTGAATATTGTCCCGATGGAATACCATCGGGATTGACTCGTACTTTAGAGACATCTCCCCACTCGTATTTCCCGAATTCGAGCACTTTACGAGCGTGACAACAATCGGCAGTGTTGGCACTACTGGAAACAGCGGCTTTGCAGCCAAGCAAATCAAGATCAACTTGCCGACAGGTATAACGACAATTAGAAACAATATGTTTAAGTCTTGTAATTTCTATGCACAAGACCAAATCATAGTTTCAGCAGGCAGTATAAATTCCGAAACAGGTTTCGCCAATATTAAGACCTTGACAGATATTATTTTCACGGCAGCGACATTCTCCAACTTGAGAGGCTACATGTTATTTACTGGTACAACTGCCAACCTTGTGTTCCCGAATGCAACTGCAGCGCCTCCAACTGGCCAAAATATGGGCACATTCACAGGCTACATCTATGTGCCTGACGCATTAGTGGACGCATGGAAGACCGTTAGTGGCTGGAGCGCCCTTGCATCAAGGATACTGCCGTTGAGCCAGTGGCCTAATCAGGTATAGCATAAATTCTGCTTGCCAATGTGGACCACTTATCCGCACTCTTGTAGGCCTCCAAACTTGACGCTGGCACATAAAACAAGGCTGTTGCATTGCTTAGTGGCAAGTACAAAGTTGGAGGTGTTGTGGGGAGTATAGTCAGTCTCGTCATTGTGGTGCAATTGAAACAATGCTCACCTAATTGGGTGACTGTTGCCGGTATAGTGGCTTCTACAACATGTGAACCCCTGAACGCGTTGTATGCGATGTTGGTGACATTTGGGAACTCAATTTCTTCGAGTGTTGAGTTCATGAAGGCATTGGGTGAAACCACCTGTACGTTGACGAAATGGGTAAACTCTTTGAACGACTGGATATTGGTTTTGGCAAAGAATGCAGTACCGATGGCACTACGCCCTCCATGCACGGCGCATCGTCCTCGATATTGTGTTGTCGAGGACTTGAGCATACACCGATGCAGTGGTGTTGATTGACTTGTGCCCGAGAACGTGCTGAATGGTGGACAACGGCACACCACGCAATAGACAAATCGTTGCGCATGTCACACGACCGCAGTGCATCGACAGCCGTTTACGCACATGCAGTTTCTTCATCGCTCGCTTGAGCAATACGTTGCAGCGAGCATTGTTCGGCAAGTGAAAGAGTGTCCCCTGGTTCTCAACCATAGACACACCTTTGCCACCGAACGAAACCGACAACGGAACGTGAACCTCGGCACCTGTCTTCTGCGTCTTCAAGATAAGCCACTTCTGCTTGCCCTGTGAGCGAACGTCGCTGCCCTTTACTCTGCATAGGTCGGAATACCTCAACCCAGTGTAGCACGAGAACAGGAAGGCACGCACAACATTGCGCTCATTGTCGGGCAAAGTGTCCACGTTCTTCTCCACACGTTTGAGCTCACGTTCCGATAACGTGTTCTTGTGAGTTCGCTCTCTATGGATAGTGTATTTGCGAAATGGGTCGGCAATGAGTAAATCTTCGCTTATTGCGATGTTGATGTACCTATGCCACACCTTCATGAGCTTGGCTATGGTATTCACCGATAGTTTCAGCGCACGAAGGTAGCGGTCAAAGGCGCACACGAGGCGATAGTCAAGGTCGGCAAAGGTGATGGTCTCTCTGAAGGCAGCGAGATGCTTGAGGCAGTTGCGATGATTGGACTTTGTGCCGTTGGTAACGTTGGCATCTTCTATCTGCTGACGCATCCATTCCAGGAAGGAGAGGGTAGAGGACGGTGGTATAAGCGAAGGGTTGTCGATGAGCCTGTTTGCGTCACCGACACGTCTAACGTGCACCTCGCCGTCCACAAATATCTGCACTACTGCAACGTGACCTTGCAGCTTCTTGGTAATCTCGTTAAGAAGTTCGTTGAGTTCCATATTTTTTGGGTTTTTGCGGCAAATATAACGAGAATAAAATAATTTAAAATCATAAAATGCACCCTGTTAGAGTTTTAACCCACGAAACTACCTTTTTTGTGGATGTAAGAATTTTATAATTTGTCGTATCACTCTAATATATAAGTAATTTCGTAGGTTAATAATAGCACTAAAAATATACAACTATGGATAAGTTTATTGGTTTTTGGAAAGCGGTTTTTGTTGCCCTTGGGGGATGGGTAGGCTGGCTTGTCGGAGAATTCCGACCAACGTTTCCCCTCATCATCGTGGCAATTATCTTCATCGTGTGTGATGCTTGGACTGCATACCAGCTTGACAAGCGAGTCCGCAAGATGTATCCCGACAAGGCCCAGCGACCAGCAAGGTTCACGTCTTTTGCCTTCGGGAAGGTTGTCACAAACACAATTCCAAAGAGGTTGATGCTCATTCTGCTTGCCTTCCTCTGCGAGCACTGGGTGTTCATCCACGTCACCATACCCTTGAGTTACATCGTTACCGGTGTAATCTGCTTCGAGCAGTTTTGGAGTATCTTGGAGAACGAGGCATCATGCCGTGATGCCAACGAGTCAAGATTTTGGAAACTGTTGCAGAAGATTACGATTGACAAGACAGAGCGTCATTTCGATGTTGAACTTGACGATCTAAAAAAAGAAATCACAAATAACGAGAGTAAATGAAGACAATTAAGAGAGGTAGCACAGGAGATGAAGTGAAGAAGTTACAGAAACTTCTTAACAAGGAGGGATATAATCTTGTTGTCGATTCGGACTTTGGCCAAAAGACGCACGATGCTCTTGTAGCATGGCAGAAGGCTCACGGTTTGGACGCAGACGGAATAGTCGGCCCCAAGACATGGGCAGCTCTTGGAGTTCAGGAGACGACTACCACCAACTCGAAATGCGTAGACCCTTCAGTGGTTTATGCTCCACTGAGCTGTTGCATCACTAAAGCACCCAATCGCTCTATAAAGTATCTTGCCATCCATTACACGGCGGGTGCATCGTCAGCCCCTGGTCGTGCGAAGAACATGAAGAACTCGTGGGAGAAGAGCAAACGAGCAAGCGCAGATTTTGGGTGCGATGACCGTGACATCGTTCAATTTAATCCCGATTTGAAGAACTATAAGTGCTGGAGCGTTGGAGACCGCAAGAATCCTTATAGTGGAGGCGGAAGACTCTACCGCATAGCCACGAACGCCAACACTATCTCTATTGAGATGTGTAGCAACTTAAAGGCAGGTTATGACCACTCGAAGGTTAACCATGAGGGCTGGTATTTCACCGAGGCAACATTAAGCAATGCAGTCAAATTGACGAAGATCCTGATGAAAAAGTTCAATATTCCACTTGAACGAGTGGTGCGCCATTATGACATCAGCGGTAAGGTTTGTCCCGGTGTTGTCGGCTGGAACAATGCCAGCAAGAACAACAGCAAAGAGTGGGAAAAATTCAAAGAGCGTCTGAAATGAAGAAGTATCTGATAATCGCCATTGCCATCCTTGCTGTTGCTGGAGTAGTAGGCTTCCAGCAGTGCAGCCTCGCCAAACTGAAGGCTAAGAACGAGAGCCTGACGCAGACGAAAGGCGCATTGCTTGACTCTGTTCGGCATTATCAGACAAAAGATGGTCTGAATGCAGCAGAAATGGCTGGCATTCGCCTGACGATTGATGAACTGAAGAGATATAGGGCTGACGACCTCAAGCTCATAGAGAGCCTGAAAACGAACGGCAGAGATGTTGAGCGAGTGGTCACCGTCAATACCCACACTCGCGACACCTTGTACACAGTGCTCAAGGAGAAGGAAATCTACCGAGACACCATATATAATAATGTGGTCCAGGTAGAGCCAGTGAAGGTGAAGGCCATCGACATTGAGAAACCCTGGTACTCGCTTCATGGGTATATAGATGCCGACACCCTCGTCGGCGATCTTCAGACTCGCAGTAAGCTGAAAATAGTCGAGACCGTCAAATATAAAAGGTTCTTGGGCTTCCTGTGGAAGACCAACAAAGTCAAGGACCGAAAGATTGACGTGACATCTCTCAATCCAAACGAAACCATTGAAAACGTGGAATTCATTCTCATAGATAAATAGTTGTTAATAAGCACCGGAAGTAAAGTAATTGTTTCTTCATGATTGAGTCCTCGCTCGTGAGAGTGGGGACTTACTGCATAAAAAAGCCCATGCGGGACACATGGGCATAACGCAAAACCAACAGCACAGGACGCGTTACATCTAATAATACCGATTAGCGGAGGAATAGTTCGGCAAAAAGAAAGCGTTCCGTAGCTTCACAGCCTCGAAACGCAAAAATGTCAAACATTTAAATTCCAAGAAGAATGTAAATGCGTTGCAAAGGTACTAAAAATTTCTCTCGCTTGCTATAAAGTCGCAGACTTTTCTTATTGCCTCGGTGGCCATCTCGGGTGTGACCTTGATGTAGGAGTAGAGCATTGTGTTCTTGTTCGACCCCAGCGAATGACCGAGAATGTAGTCTATGACCGACTCCGAGATGCCGAGGTTGAAGGCATGCTGGGCGAAGGATTTGCGTGCGCTGTAGAACGTAAGCTGAGGCATATTGTAGAAATCACGATAGCGATGCACAGAAGCCTCTATGCAATGGCACAGGTCGTTTGGTGCAGCCTTTGCGATGATGAGCCTTCCGTCCTTCCCCTTGCGCCGTTCAATTATGGGTTTCGCCTCGTCTGGTATCATGAACTCAACGAAAGGGTTTACCTTCGCCTTTCGCTCGGTCTTTGTCCTTATATATTTTATGGTGTTGCGACACTCGTTGAAGTTGATTTTAGCGAGGTCTATAAGGTTGATGCCCCCGAGATAGTAGGAGAGCATGAAAAAGTCATGGAACTTCGCGTGTGACTTGAGTGGGCCTCTGTTGTCCCGGATAAAGCGCACCTCATCGGGGGTGAGCCAGTTCTGCCTAACCACAACTACTGGCTCCATGATGTTGGAGGTCGGGAGCACAGTGTAGTCTGTGTATCCGTTGCGTTGGCAGTGGTTGAGGATCATCGCAATCAGTGCTATATGGAAGCGCACCTGACCTCGTGCGATGTCGTTGCGTTTCTTAATGTACCGTTTCAGCATCACAGGGGTTATGTTCCTCACCCTTGTAGACTCTGGGATGAACCTGCTTATTGAGCTGAACGTTGCACGGTAATGCACTTTTGAACTCTCCTTTGCCGAGGAGACATCCATCATCTCGTCGAAGGCAGAGCGTAGGGTGTGTATTTTCTTCTTGTGCTGAGATGATATTGCGTCTATGAGTTCGGGGCAAGACAGCCCCTCTATGTATGGAATGTCATCTATTGCCTGCTGCACCTCGACGAGTTTCTTCCTCAACTTTGTGTTGAGGTATGCTGCGTCGCTACGTTTCACGACTTGACCGTTCTTGAACTCCTTTGTTGAGTCGATTACTACATCGGTGAGAATGTAACGAGTTTGGCTGTTGTGCGCCACTGCGATGCGCACCTTGTGTCTGCCTCCCTTGAGAACCTTTGCGGGGAGGATTGTTAAAGTTAAATTTGCCATAAATAATCTTGTGTTTTTTGGACAACAAAACGGAAACAAAAATGCGGTTTTCGACAATTTTTGGACAATAATTGAGTGCCAAATTTGGGTTTGTCGGCACTTATATTTACCATTTAAATGCCTAATAGTTCGTGGTTTAGAGTATTTTAATACTAAATACTTGTGTTATAACCGATTTTTGTATCATTTTTGCTTATTTTATTTTTAAGTGTGTGATTATTAGTGTTTTATAAAAGGGTGTTTTTACTACGTTTAGAGTCCCGACAATAAATCGGAAACAAAAGTCAATTCCAGCCTGTTACTTTTCCGTTCTCGAAGTAGATGCAGTCGTCGCCATACTCGCCATAAACCCATTGTGATCCGTAGCTTGCGCTGTTTACTCTTTTGGGGTGTCCTTTGGCGATAATAACCAAGTCGGCTGGCATGCCTATTTTTACTGTGCCCTCTAAGGCTGTGTCGCACATGCGTGAGCCGTATTTCTTTCTAAGGTTGTCTATTTCAGCCTTTGGTCTCATGTCCTTGAGGCTGCGCTCATCAACTACAACCGACTGTCCTTTGTCGTTGGAGTATAGATAACCTATCTCGCCATTATCTTGACTGGCTATTATTTCTTGGAAAACCCAAACAGACCCCCTAATCTGTCCTGATACATATTGACCGGTATTTAAGTCTTTGCCGAGCGAATAACACAAAGCAACGAAACTCTTGCCTTTGTTTAGTTCCTCATATTTCGCCTTGTATCCAAGCGTTATGAATTCCCAAGAAGATAGTACAGTATTATATGTGTAGAAATAATTAGTCCCTGTCTGAGTATCTTCAAGTTTTATTTTGTAATAGCGACCGATGTCTCCGTCTCTTTCCACGCTTACAATCTTGAATGTGTGACCTGCTATCTCATCAAACGGAATGCTGCCTATATAACTGTCTGCTTTTCTGTGTAGATCTTGATAGCCATATTTCTTCAAGTGGTCAGGAAGGGGAGGTAAGAACAATTCCTGTCCGACCATCCCTGTAATTTGAGAACCTGGGACGTTGTTCAAACTGTCGTACTTAACGACAGGAGCCTCTTGTTTTGGTGCTGATACTACCCTCACCTGCGCACAAAGCGCAAGTGGCAAAAGCGCCAGAATGAATGTGATTACTTTTTTCATAGTTATTGAATTTGAAGTTGTTTGATTTTCTCTTGTAGGTTGCGGATAGTCTCCTGCTGCATGGAGATCACGTCGATGAGGTTGTCGAGTCGCTTCTCCTTCTCCTTTGTCCCGAAGAACATTTCTCCCTCGCCTCTGAGCAACCAGTTGCAGTTGAGCTCGGGGTAGGCGCTCGTGATGGCGCCGACGGTCTCGAGGCTCATCTTCCTCATTCCGTTCAGCTGGCGCCATAGCGTCATCTGCTGCACGCCTATCTTCTTGGCGAAGGCGGCGTCTGTCAAGCCTGTGGAGGCTATAAATTTTTTAATTCTCTCTATCATGGTTCCAATTGATTTTTGACCCAAAAAAGGGTTTGTTTGTTAATATTCCTTAAATATCTAATATTTATATCCAAATGGCTTGCAAAATTAGCCAAACGGATATATATTTGCATCATCAAATCAACAACGACAAATTTAAACTAAATTTTTGAGCTATGCAAAACATTGAGACAAAAAAAATTGAGACCACCGACGAGAGAATGCTCGCCTTGGTGAATGATGTGAAGGAATGCCTCCAGAGAAACGAGTGGAACAAGTGGGAGTACGAACGCACCAAACTCGTCCTCAAGGATGACAAGACTCTAAAGATAACACGAGAAGGTTTCACCATGTTTGACCTCCGTGAGATTGACAAGGTGGCAACCTCTCATGAGGCTATGTGGTATATCGGGAATTCGTTCCCCAGCCCCATTGACGTGACTGTAACCGTCTATTTCAACTAATCAGTTTCTATTTCCATTTTTCGTTTCCGTCGGCCAGTGCCCATAGCGAGTTGAGCGACACCTCGGACGGAACCAAAGTTCCCGGAAGGGAAACAGCAGAGTTCCTTGACATCGTTGATTATCCGCTGAAACTACCACCGACATGGTACGGTGGCAAGTCAATAGCGATGAGCGAGCATGATAGTAGTTCCAAGCCGTGACACGTCCCCCACCGTGAGGTAGAGGAACGGAGAGCTGAACCGTCAATAAGGAGAGATCCCGAGACAGAATGAATTCATGTGAGCGGAATTCCCTGACCGCCAATCAGGGTGCCGATGACAGGCGGCATAAATGACCTGTCGGTGTATGAACATTCGATTTTTCTACCATAAATTCTTTGGAAGCCGTGAGCCCAATGGCGATTAGTTTGTGGTCTGTCACCACCCACGGCTACTCATATTTTAATAATGTAATTATGGACGTAAATGTAACTACTGAGCAGGTGCCCATCATTGAGCAGCTGCGTACACTGGAGGTCGGGTCAAGCCTCGACTTCCCTCTCGAGAAGACCGACTACCTTCGCACCTTGACTGGTTCACGCCTCATCGTTGAGCGTGCCAACGGTGCCCGATGGAGCGTCACCACCAACATGGACAACAAAATCGCAACCGTCACAAGGGTGTCATGAGGGTAGAGGTCAAGAACACGAGCAAGCGACTCACCGTATTGGTCGCCAATTGCCCCAGGGCAGAGGCCATCAGGACGGCAGAGAACCTCTCTGATGAGGATGCGCTTGAGATGGCGCACTACAGCGAGGGCGACAAGGTAAACGTTGTGGTCACCGGTGGTTCTCCTGCCGTGACGATCTACAAGCGAGTGGTGCGATGAGCGACGATGCCATCAAAGCTCGCCTGTGCGACAACATCCTCGCCGTGATGAGCGGCAAGACCTTCGGCAAGCGAGTCGCTGAGGAGATAGTTGGTGGACGTGAGAAGCTGCGTCGCCTCATGGAGGCTGGCAAGGTCGCGTTCACGAAGGACTCACCGTCACAGAACGGAAAATGGCAAGTCAATGCCGGGGATGTCCTCCGACATTGCAGGAAAATCTAAAACGCAAAAATGTCAAACAGTCAAAATTCCAAAAATCATGGAAGTACTTTATTCCATTATCGTCGCAGTGCTGTTCTTCAGCATTCTGCTTATCCCCAGTGAGGACGCACCAAAGCGAGTGTTCTTTGAGTATGCTCTTTGGAGCGCTGGAGCATTGTTTATAATTAGCCTCATCTTCAAGTATTGCCACGACGAAGACGGGGACGATCAATAATGCCAAACGCTAAGTTAAGGTAAATTTTTTTCATTTTTGTTTAAGCGCACCACCTGTGAAGGCAGTGCGCTCATGGTCACGCCGTCTTCCACGGCTCGGATGAGTGGGAGGGGTTCCATATGACTTTGAGGACGAAATCAGGTTCGACTCCTGGTGTGGCCACTTGCATCATCGTTAACACGCTTTCATTAAGTACAATTGATTTTTGTGACTTTAACCGTCCGTGAGGATAGTTAAAGTTTTACTTTAAGAAAAGTGTTTTATAACATAAAAAATAATTTTTCTATTTCGCTGAAAATGATTAATTTTACAACGTTATATTAAACTATTTGTCAAACTATTTAAATTCCCAAAAACATGGAAAAAGTCACTAAGAAAAGTGTCTTCGAGACACTGAATGCAATCAACGTGAATGAGCACGTTGAGAAGAAGAAAACCAACGAGAAGAACCCCGACGGCAGCGAAAAGTACCTGTCCTACCTCTCATGGGTGTGGGCATGGGGACAAGTCAAGCAGCATTACCCCGATGCCAGCTACGAGGTTCGCCACTGGGGCGACAAACCCTACCTCAACGATGACCAACTCGGTATCATGGTCGAGACTTCGGTCACCATCAACGGAGAGACAATCTCCATGTGGTTGCCTGTGATGAACGGTAACAACAAAGCGATGAAAGCCACGGCTTACACCTACAAAACCAAGTATGGTGACAAGGCTGTTGATGCAGCGACCATGTTCGATGTGAATAAGGCAATCATGCGTTGCCTCGCCAAGAACATTGCTATGTTCGGGCTTGGGTTGTACATTTACGCTGGCGAAGACCTACCCGACGAGGAGGCGAAGCAAGCCAAGAGCGACCTTGAGGCAAAGGTTGTTGATGCTTGCGCTGAGATGCGAGCAGTCAAGAGCCGTGACGAGTTCGAGGCAATGTGGCGCAAATGGAGCAAACAGGTTCCCTGTGATGCCACAAGTGATTTCATGAAGGCTGTCCAAGAGATGGCAGCTGTCTATCCAAAACCACAAAAATAATTCGTGTCATGATAAAGAAAGAAGACTTAAAGCGGTCGGTGGTAGTGTTTGATGAGGAGACTCACCGCTACCACCGTGGCGAGCAGCGGTTGTCTGGGATTACCTCTCTCATTCATCAAGTGTTGCAGTTGGGAGTCTATCCTGGCGCAAATGATTTCGTTTTAAATGTTCAGATCCCGAAGGCTGGTTACTATGGCTCATGTGTCCACAAGGCCATACAGATGTATGATGATATGGGTATTGAGTGCACCGAGTTCCCCGAGAAGCCTCATCCCACAGCTGGGATGCTCCCTGCTCAGGATGTTACTGCGGAGCTTGACACCTACAAAGGACTGAAACCTTACAAGTGTCGCACCATCGCCACCGAGTTCACCGTTGACTACGGCATGTTCGCCTCGCAGATTGACAGTGTGTGGGCTGATGAGGAAGATGGTATTTACCTTGTAGATTACAAGACCAACAACCTCGACTACTATCCCGGTAATGCGAGAGGGTTAAAAGAATACCTCTCATGGCAGTTGAGCTGTTATGCGTTTATGTTTGAGCGTCAGACTGGACTCAAGGTAAAAGGGTTGATTGGTGTGTGGCTTCGTAAAGGAGATGGTGAACGTTGGACGATAGAGCGCCAACCTGATGAGCAAGTCAAGTGCTTGCTTGACACTCAAGTCACTCTCACCGATTTCGGCTTCGTGTACCTCAACGAGACGATGCAAGTGTTTGACACTACGCAGCTGGTCAATAAGGTTGTCGAGACCTCATCGAGCCTCACCGTTCCACAGGAAATCACCAGAGCTATTGCCGACTTGCTCATAGCAGAGAAAAAGGCAAAGGAGATGAAGGAGCGGTTGCGTGAGCTCATGGAGCAGAACAGTGTCACCAAGTGGGAATGTGACGAGTTCACCGCATCTATCAGTAAGGAGTCAACCACTACCACCTTCGACTCCACGTCCTTCAAGAAGGCTTATCCCGAATTATATAAGAAGTATTCAAAACAAACAACCAGAAAAGGATCATTTAAAATTTCAGCGAAATGAGCGTAAACAAAGTTATACTCCTCGGCAATGTAGGTCAGGCACCCGAGATAAGAGACGGTCAGAGTGGTAAGTTCGCCACTTTCAACCTTGCAACAACTGACAAAGGGTTCACGCGTCAAGACGGCACCCAAGTTCCAGAACGCACCGAGTGGCATTCGTGTGTAGTATTCGGCAGACAAGCCGATACAGTAGAGAAATATGTCGGCAAGGGCATGAAACTCTACGTTGAGGGCAAGTTGAGGACGCGCAAGTATACGGCCCGCGACAACACCGAGAAATACGTCACCGAGATTATCGTTGACAACTTCGAGATGCTGAGCAAGAAGGAGGCAAGCAACCCTGCCGTGCCCTTCGAGAATCAGGTGCGATTTCAGCAGAACCCACAGAACTGGAGTGGTAACGACAATACCACCGAAGACGTTCCCTTCTGATGGTTATCCATATCCACAAGGAAGACGGCAAGGTCGGTGACAAGCGCACCCTCGACCAGTGCTGTGCATGGCTCCCGAATGGTGACTATGTGGTGACCATCGAGACCAAGGAGCAATGGAAGAAGAAGCAGCCTCGCACACTCAACCAGAACGCGCTGTTCTATGTGTGGTGTGCCGACATTGCGAACTTCTTCAACAAAACCTACGGCGATGACCACTGGAACAAGAACAACGTGCATGACTTGTTCTGCTCTATGTTCTCATATCCGGTGGTGTTGCCCAACGGTGAGGTCGTCGACAAATGGGTTGAGACCAGCAAGCTCAACAAGAAACAGATGACCGACTTCATGAACAAGATACAATCGTACATGGCGACAGAGCACGGTGCAACGGTTCCGTTGCCTGACGATGACAAGTACAGAGACTTCCAGGAAATATACTCATAGTAGTAAGAGTTTCTTTCATAATTGCTTTGCCAAGCCGAGCATGGTTATGGCTTTAGGTGACGGATCTAAAGTTATTGCGGTAGGAACTGGCAGAGGATAATTGTTCATAAATAAAATGTGTATTGCATGTACCCTCTCGCCGTGAGGCGCGGGGGAAGAAAGGGCAGTGTTCGGAACCACGGCGGGCTCATAATGTTTATTTTTAAATTTGTTTTAGTTTTAGTTGATAAAAGTTTTTAGTTTCTTAGGTTTGTTTCAAAAGCCGTGCGCAGGTTCGACTCCTGCCTGTCCACTACCGATCTATTCTTTTTCATATACACACTAAAGAAGGCCGACATGTGCCGTCTGTGAAGATAGTGCATGTTTTTAAAAAAAATCACCGCTGAGTCCGGGCGGACAATCGGGCATATTGTCAAACATTTTAAATATAGTACAATGGAAGAATTTAAGTTAAGAGGGGATGAGACCCTTGCCGAGCTTCGCACAATCAACGCAAGACTCAACAGTGAGCGCACGGCAGCATCTCACGCCCTCAGCAGAGAGAAGACCGAGAGAATTAACGAGTACAACAAGTACAAGCAGAAGAACGAACTTGACTATGAGGCCAAGAAACTTGAACTTGTTGATGCTTTCAACGCCGTCAAGACAGAGCTTGACAAGAAGTACTGCGAGTATGGTGTTGAGGTTGGACTGGAGAAGGACAGGAGACGTCTCGCCGACACGATCAAGGAGGTCGAGGAACATGACGAGCGCATTCGCCTGCTGATGAACGAGCGACACAACATCAAGGTCAAGAAGGCTGAGTTGCTCACGAGACTCCATGTTGACCTCCACAACCTCAAGAGCGCGTACATGGAACTCAGACGTGAGCTGGGCGCACAGCGTGACATTGAGATGCAATCGTTCGCCCCACGTCGCCAAGAGTGCAACGACTACTATGATGCCGCCGTGGAAATCACACGGCATGCCATAGCTAAACTCTTATCGGCAGAGCGAGCCGCCGAATAGTGACTGTTTCATCGTTTTTGGGATGACCGCCGTTCTCGCTGGCGGCGGTCTTTTGTTCTACTATGCAGTACCAATTAAGAGACTATCAGCAACAGGCAAGCGATGCTGCTGTGAAGTTCTTCAACGATAATGGCGACCATAACGGTCTGCTCATCCTCCCGACAGGAGCTGGCAAGAGTCTTGTCATTGCCGACATCGCCTCCAAGATTGACGGACCACTCCTGGTTCTCCAACCCAACAAGGAGATATGCGAGCAGAATGTCGCCAAGTATGCGTCCTACGGCTTCCGTTACGGAGTCTACAGCGCCAGTATGGGTGTCAAGACCATCTGCCGTGTGACATTCGCGATGATAGGCAGTGTGATGGGACACCTCCACTCGTTCGACATCTTCAAGAAGATCATCATTGACGAGTGCCACTATGTGAATTCCATCAGCGGACAGTACAAAGAGTTCATTGAGGCTGTCGGGGGGCGCAAGGTGATAGGTTTGACCGCCACTCCTTACCGGCTGTCGCAGACAATAGACCCGACTACCGTCAACAGCAAGTGGAAGAAATATGGCTCTATCCTCAAATTCCTTACTCGTACGCGCCCGAGAGTATTTGACCAAGTAATCTACTATTGTCAGATAAAAACTCTCTTGGAACGTGGCTATCTTGCGAAATTGAGGTATTTCGACCTCAACGGCATAGACCTCGACAACGTGAAGCTCAACTCCACCGGTGCGGATTACGATGACAAGTCGCTCTTCAGGGAGTTCGAGAGGGTAGGGTTCTACACTTACGCCCTCAACGTGATAAAGCGTGTGATGAGGCCGAAGGACGGAGGTAGGCGCAACGGTATACTTGTCTTCACTCGCTTCGTTGAGGATGCCGAACGACTTGCCGAGGACTTGATGGGCTTCTGCGAGGTTGTTTCGGGAACCACACCGAAGAAGGAACGTGAGGCAATTCTTGAGAGGTTCAAGAAGGGAGACACCGAGGTTGTCGCCAATGTCGGTGTCCTCACCACTGGTTTCGACTTCCCTGCCCTTGATACCGTCATCCTTGCACGTCCCACCATGTCGCTGGCACTATACTACCAGATGATTGGTCGTGCCATCAGGCCCTATGAGGGTAAGGACGGATGGGTTATAGACCTATGCGGCAGCTACAGGAAGTTCGGCAAGGTCGAGGACTTGTACATAGACCCAGGAGTGAACGGTAAATGGGTCGTTCGCAATGGAGACAAAATATTAACTAATACATTCATGAGAAAATGAAAAGGTTCAAGTTTGGAAACACTAAAGTATACGTCGTGCCTGGCACTCAGCACCGCTTCCGCACCGAGCACGATGCGAAATATTACTGCGAGCAGAACAACATTGACTTCGCTACAGTTGAGAAATATGACTCCAAGAAGGAGTATGACCGCTGGCTTGAGCTCCAGATGCTTGAGAAGGGTGGTGCAATTTCCGACCTCCAGCGACAGGTTGAGTACGAGATTATCCCTGCACACTACGAGACGATCCATGTGCGTGACAAGAACGTGAAGAAATGGCTCGTATACACCTCGGTACATGACGGGATAGTCTTTGACACCAAGAAGGCAGCTGCCGAGTACTGCAAGGAGAAAGGCTACCACACGATGAGGATAACACCTCATTCGTATGTGGAGCCAGTCTACAAACAGGTGTGCATCGAGAAGAACGCAGTCTACACAGCTGACTTCGTATACATAGAGAACGGTCAGCTGGTTGTCGAGGATGTCAAGAGTGATATAACCAGGAAGGAGGCCGACTACGTTCTGCGTCGCAAGCTGATGCTCCATGTGCACGGCATCCGCATTAAGGAGACGTGATTATGGAAGGCTGGATTAAGCTGTCAAGAAAACTTCTTGACTGGGAGTATTTCACGGATGATGTGATGCTCAAGGGGTGGATGTATCTACTCCTTAAAGCTAACAGTGAGGACAAGTTTTGGCGGGGAATTGAAGTGAAACGTGGACAGCTTGTCACAAGCCTTGCAAGGATAGCGAAAGACCTCGATATTTCGGTGCAACAAGCAAGACGCATGCTGGCCAACATGGAAAACACACACGAAATAACACGCAAAACAACAAACAAATTCACTATTATAACTATCTGTAAATTTGACTATTACCAAGAGGGTAAAAAGGGCAAGCAACAAGCAAAACAACACACTAACCAACAAGCAAACCAACACGCTGACCAACACGCAAACCAACAACAACTAAAGAATAAAGAAGAAAAGAATATAAAAACATCTACTAAAGTAGATGCAAAAAGGATTTTTGTTTCTCCTGAGTTTGAGAATGTCTTTGCTGTTTGGTTGGAGTATAAACATCAGCGACATGAGTCTTACAAGAGCGACTTATCGTTGAAGACCTGTTACAACAAGCTCGTCAAACTTTCGGGCAACGACCCGAGTGTTGCGATGGCTATCGTTGAGCAGTCAATGGCTAACAACTGGGCTGGACTTTTCCCACTAAAAAATCAGAACAATGGAAACAATAGGACAAGTGATTGGCAACAGACAAATGGTGCCGGTAGAGAGCAGAGGGCTGCAGCCTACATGTCAGCTGTCGCCCGCCTTGCGGCAGAAGACGATGCTCGTGCTGCAAAAGTACGGGGAGCGTGAGCAGTTCCTCAAGCAGATGAACCCCACCACCCAGCGTTTCGCTGCGAAATACCCGGCAAAGGCGTTCTTCAGCGAGAGCGCACCGACGCTAACTGTTCTCCGTCATGCCTACGGAGAGAACATGCCAGCCATGTGGATGCTTCCGCAGATCTTCGACTTGTGCGAGTTCACTGGAGTGAAGAAGATGGACGAGTCACAGGCTGTGAGCCTCGCCAATGTGATTACCCAGGAATACGGCTACCTCAAGGTCAGCGAGCTTCTGCTGTTCTTCTACCGTATGAAGACCGGCCGTTACGGAATGTTCTTCGGTGCCGTCGACCCGATGCGCATAATGGATGCCCTCAGCCAGTTCATGAGGGAGCGGGCTTATGAGTATGAGCTCAAGAAGAACGAGGACGAGAAGCGGGAACGTGAGGAGGCTGCCAAGAACGCCATATCTCTGCGAGAATTCTGCCGAAGGCACGGTTATCCTGAGACGGATGACATCCTTGAAGCTGCAAAGTTCATAAACGTTAATTCGCCAAAAGATTAAGATACAACACGTTAAACTACGTTGGTCAGGCTCAAAAAGGGCGAAAATCAGAACCAACTTTGTTGTTTCAGTATTAATTTTACAGTAGAAACTTAAAAATACAACTGATATGTGGGTACTAACATTCGGGACAAAGAACGAAAAGGGCGAGTGGATAATGAGGACGATTGAGACTCACACCGCCGACAGGGAACTGGCATACGAGATAGCAGTCGAGAACGGCCACGATCCTTACAAGTTACTGCAATGGAAATGGGTCGAGGAAGAAGAAAACGACCCTAAGTAAATAAAATGTCAAACTTTAAATTCAAAGAGAATGGAACAGATTAAGAACATTCCGCTGGCGAGCATAGAGCCTTCGCCAATGAACCCGAGGAAGACCTTCGACAAGGAGGCTCTCCAGGAACTTGCAGACAATATCCTACAACATGGGTTGCTGCAACCGATTACCGTGAGGCCCATTGAGGCAAACGACAAAGACCCACTTGGTCACTTCGAGATTGTCTGCGGTGAGCGTCGCTACCGAGCATTCAAGCTGAACCTTGAGAATGTGCCCAAGTTCACCAACACAATTCCCTGCATCGTGAGGGAGATGAGCGACGAGGATGCCCTCGATGCAATGATTACCGAGAACCTCCAGCGCAAGGACGTTGACCCCATTGAGGAGGCATTCGCTTTCGGGCAACTCCACAAGAACGGCAAGAGTGTTGATGAGATTGCGCTTCGCTTCGGCAAGTCCAAGCGTTTCATCGCAGAGCGCATCAAACTTGACAACCTTCTGCCTGAGCTCAAGAAATGGGTAACTAAAGGCTGGATGAACATCGGTGCTGCCATGCACATAGCCAAACTCACCGAGGCAGACCAGAAGAAATTCTATGATGAGTATGAAGAGGAGGAGATTGGCGACGACACCGACCCCATCACAATGGACGATGCCGAGAGCTTCACCGATGAGTTGTTCATGCACATTGAGCGAGCTGACTGGCACCACACCTTCGAGGGATCTTGCAACACCACCTGCGAAAAATGTCCGTTCAACGATGCCAATGTGGGTTGCCTGTTCTACGAGATGAAACCTCACAACGCATCTTGCACCAACCGCACAAGATGGAACGCCAAACGCGCCTCATGGCTCATGCAAATCGTGAAGGACAATGCCGACGTGCTTGTCAAGGAAGGTGAGAGCCTCGAGACTGGCAAAACGGTAGTTGTGACACAAGAGCAGTCACCCTGGTCAATTGAGAGAGCCAAAGACTACCAGCCAACACTTGACGCAATCAAGGCACAGGGTTACAAGATAGTCAAGAAAGAGGAAATCTTTGAGCGTTACTCCAACTACAGTGAGGATGATGAGAGGCTGAAGGAGAAACTCGCCAACAACGAGGTGTATCGTTGCCTTCTCGTAGATGCTGGTTGGAGAGGCACCGAGATAACTACTCGCTACTTTGCGTGGAAGAGAGAGGCGGAAGGAGAGAACTCTGACCAAGCGACAGCCATGCAGCTAATCAGCAATCTCCAAGAGAACAGGCGCAAGAGCAACGAGAACAAGTCCAACAGGTTAAGGAGTGTCCTCAACGAGATGAACCCCAGTGAGCTGTCCAATGATGCGCTTACCGCTAACGAGGCGCTAATCTTCATGATACTGATACTCCGTCGCTGCTCCCACAAGTTCCGTGACCTGTGCGGAGTTGTCGGATATGACCACAAGAAGAGCCTTATGGACTATGTGCTTGAGAACAAGGAAAAGTCCAACCAAATCATGCGTGACTTCATGAGAGAGGTGCTTGGTGGTTCTGATGTCACTTGGAGCACAGACCTTCAGCAGTGTCAATCACTACTCCTACAAGAGTGGGCGAAAGACCAGGTTGAGGAGATTGAGGCTGAATATGCCACCAAGCTCGCCAAGAAGCAAGAGAAAATCAAAGAGAAACTGCTCGCCCTCGGCTATGACACCGATGGCAAAAAACTCGCATTCTAATGATACAGGGTTTTGAAGAACAAACCCAACCACTAACGGACTACGAGAGGGACACCCTGCTCCCTCTCGTTCGTTGGGGGTTGAGTACCAAGTTAGGCAAGAACAACAGTATTGCCGGCTCGACGATCATCAAGAAGATGCGTGAGAAGGGCTACAAGCTCGACGGTCCCAGGTTGAGGAAGATAATCAACCATATTCGTGCCAATGACCTCATAGCTGGATTGGTTTCCACATCCAAAGGTTATTATGTGGCTTCTAACGCTCAAGAGATTGAGGACTATATCGACTCCCTACACGGAAGGGTTGAAGCCATAAAGGAAGTAATAAGGGCATTATCAAGGCAGAGACAAATCAACTACAACTGAGATGAAGACAACAGCACTACCAAACGATATAACCGTGGAAGAGATATTCTATTCCAGAGGCAACGACAAGTTGCGTGTCCAGTTCCATGATGGCAAGTTCTCCATCGAGACCGCCAGCTGGGAGTTCAAGGACATTGATGAGTTCAGCGCATTGCTTGACGTTTTCCGTGTCGAGGTGAAGCCAGTCGTTAAACCGAAGGCTGAACCTAAACCCAAACCACAGGTTCTCACACACAGGACTACAACCAAGCAACGCAGGACGTGGACTGACGAGCAGAAGAAGGACATCGCCGAGCGTTACAAGAGCGGCGAAGGGCCTGCCTCCATTGCGAAGGACTATGACTGCACAGCCAACTCGATAAATCTGCTTACCATGAGAATGGGTCTTGAGAGGAAACGCACATACCTCACCAAGAAGAGACTCACTCCCGAGGAGAAAGAGCAGAGATCAAAAGCGCAGAAGGCTGCGCTTAAAAAATTCAGGGACAGCCAAGACCTTCCCTGGTACTTGAAAGATGACAACAAAAGAAAATCAAAAGACTGAATATTATGGGAATTTTCAAAAAGAGAAGAGTTAAGGACGAGCCGTTGATTGGCACACCTCGTCCTGTGATAGATAACGAGACATTAGAGGAGAGGATGTGGGAGCGCCGCCGTTGGGAACTGGTGCGACTGCTTGTCCTCCAAGACCGACGCTCGGTCGTCCTCGGGAAACTGAAGGCATCACCTAAGCAGATTGCCATCAAGGCGAAGGCTCAGGCTGACGTCACCATTGATGTTATGCGTAACGAAGTCAACAGGTATGGAAGAGAGGACTGACTACACATTTGACGGGAGACCTGATACTGTCAACCCCATGGGCGAGCAACGTGCCGTGGCATGCTGCCTGGTTCTTGTCCTCGTCGGTTTTGCCATTGCCGGTGTGATTGGACTGATTGTTCACTTTATAAACTGATTGACTATGGTACTCTTTATCGGACTCTATGTTGCAGGTATGGTTATCAACCTGCTGCTGTTCTCATCCATCTACTCTGACCTGAAGGATGAGGGCAGAATGAACCCCAAGACACTCGCCCTGCTTCTTGCTATGGTGCTCGGATCATTCGTCACCTGGGTGGGGGGTCTTGTCTACCTGCTTGTGATGTTCTTCAAGAACTTGAGGAAATGAGTCACAAGTACAAAGTTGGTGATGTTGTCATGCTTGACGGCCGTGAAGCGACCATTGAGTGTTTAGGCATCAACATCAACAAGCTACCCATTTACAAGATTGGCGAGCTGTGGTATCACGAGAGGGAACTCGAGGAGTGGTACCCACCTTGTCCAGTCTGATGAGAAAGGCGGTCACAAAAATAGTAATAAACAAGTATTAGTAAAAAACGGTTAATAGTTCGACCGCCTTTTCATTTGACTAATCCATTAAACATTGAGAATATGACAGAGAACATGACAAACGAGATTTTAATCTGCGAGTGTGAAAACGTGGAGCATCAGCTGGTGTTCCGTTACTTTACCGATGAGGATGTGGTGTACATGAGCGTCCACCTCTGCAAAATGCCATTTTGGAGACGCCTGTGGCATGGTGTTAAATACATCTTTGGCCATAGCAGCCGTTACGGAGACTTTGACGAGTTCATCTTCAATCGCGAGGATGCTGACAAGCTGGAGGAGATTGTCAGCCACATGAAAGGAGAGTGATATGGGCATAACGGAGACAATCATAATCGCAGTCATATGTTACGTTGTCGGCATTTTTGCCGGGCTTGCGATTGGACAGATAAAGAAGGGAGGCAGTGATGACACAGAAGGAACTTGTTGACCAGTTCTGCGAATTTCGTGGAAAATGCACCACCGATGACGTGGTTGCGCTGAACTTCGCTTACGAGATGCTTGCTCCGCATTGGATTTCGGTGAAGGATGAACTGCCGAAAATTAATCCTGATGACAACGTATGGGAGTACAGTGATGATGTTATTGTGGCTCTCAAAGATGGTAGTATTGCTGTGGGCAGGTATGAACGTGACAACAGCACTGGCGAGCATTATTGGGTGCTCTATGGTGTGGACAAAGATTTGATTGGCACCCACTGGATGCATTTGCCAGAACCACCAGTTCTTTCCAGACTGGAAAGAATTGGAAAGAATTGGAAAGGAGGCGAGGAATGAAGAAAAAAATTGACACCGATTTGTTCATGCTTGTGCTTGTGTCGGTGACCTTCCTCGCCTTCATCATAACCCTCGCAGTCTACATGAACGACCGAGAGGAAGAACGGCTGAGAGCTCAACAGGAACTTTTTAACCCATACAGGGACCTCGTCACCGTCGAGGACTCAATACACGCTTATGAAGACGGGCTATAATGACGAGGACTATATCATTGTGAAGCGTGTCAGTAGCCGAGACTACCGACGACGTAAAAGCCACAGCGACCACCAGCAGCACAACCCGATCCACCGAGAGGGTGTAGACTGCTCGATGTGTAAGCGGTACCCTTGTTTCCATGGCATAGAGAACTTCGAGACTAATTTCGCAGTGACGTGCCAAGATTTTATGATTTGAATAACCGAAAGGCTGGATGTCTAAATTTTTTAGTATTAATCCGTAGTTAGTAAAATGAAGTTAATTGTCTCGTCATCCAGCCTTTTTTAACCAGAACCACAATGACAGTAGCAGAAGCAATAAAAGGGCTTAAGAAATTCCCTAAAGACGCAGAGATATATCTGTGCAAGGATTATGAGCTTTGCGATGAGGAAGGGTACCTCAACGACCTTTACCGGTTAAACGGCATATCACACCAATTTATCATCATTGATGAAGGCATGGACTTTAAAGAAGTCACCGAGGTGCTGATGGAGTTCGAAAACAAAAGAGCACATTGGGAAGTAAACAAAGACTATTGACATGGTAAGACCCTACTTCATGATAACCGACAGCGACGGAGCCTTCGCGACTATATACCCCCCTTTGCAATGGAACGAGTGCGTGAGCCAGCGCAAGATGCTCACCGACTGCAGGGAATGGCTCCACAGCCACCGTCCCGAATGGGCGAAAGTGACAATCAACCTCAAGTATCACAACTACATCGCGACAGCGGTGATAAGAAGAAACGAGATATGACAGACGCAACAAGCATAATCAATGACGTGGCAGAGAGCTACGGTGTGACCGTCGAGGCTCTGCTCTCCACGAAAAGGGCAAGACCTCTGCCCGACGCGAGGTCAATTGCCTGCTGGCTGCTGTGCTACACCCTCCACATGAGCACGACAGAGGCTGGCGAGGCACTGAACAGAGACCACTCAACAGTGATAGTCGCCATCAAGAAGGTCGATGACTGGTCATCGATGCCGAAGATGTACGGCAGAGAACTCGGTATAATCGCTAAACTGCACAAGAAATATGCCCAGATGGACGCAACAGGAGATTGACCTCCTACGGAAGATCTACCCCGACCACTCCAATGCCTACTGTGCAGAGTTCCTGCACAGGTCCAGAAGGGCATGCCAGATGAAGGCCATGAAACTCCGCATCTCCAAGACTCCCGAGTTCGCCAAGACACAGAAAGAGAAGAACCAGTTCAAGAAAGGCCACACGCCATTCAACAAGGGCAAGAAATGGGCGCACTTCATGAGCGAGGAAGGTATGCGCAACGCAGCGAAGAACCAGTTCGACGGAACACCACACAACACACGTCCCCCTGGTTACGAGATGCTGAGGACTGCGGACAAGCAAGGACGCAGATACTGGTGGATAAAACCCGATGACGGACGCAGGATGATGCCCAAGCATAGATGGCTGTGGGAACAAGCCTACGGCGAGATACCTAAAGGCTACAATGTCCAGTTCAAGGACGGCGACACCACCAACTGCGTGCTTGAGAACCTATACCTCATCACTCGCAACAAGCAGATGAGGGAGAACTTCAACAAGCTCTCCGACGAGGAGAAGGCGGAAATGTGGAGAAAGATAACCGAGAAACGTAACGAGTCGATAAAGCGCGACAAGATCCGCATGAAATGGGGACTCGCGCCCAAGACGAAAATAAAATTGAGATATGGAACTTGAAGATTTAAACAAGACTTTCAAGGACATCACTACCGTGGTGCCGACTATCGTCTGCATCGGCAGGACAGCCGAGGGCGACGGAATGATGATGATGAACTCCAAAGAGGAGGGCGACCAGCAGAGAGAGGAAGACCTCTCCACCTGCATCGCAGCAATGATGCAAGTCAACGAGCAGGTGAGGAACCTGATGCTCGCATCTGTCTGCTTCTTCCTTCAGCAGAACCCCTCGTACCAGCAGAAAATGACCGATGCCATCAAACTGATGCAAGTGTCAAAATGGAACTGACGATAGAAGACCTGCTCAACGGCAACGAACTCCACATGGAGCAGCTGCTGAAGGCACCACTCGCAGACCTCGGCATGGAGGCGCACACTCTACGCATACTCAAGGGACGGGGTATAGAGACTCTGCGAGACCTCACGGCACTCTCACGGAAGGAACTGCTGAAGATAAAGTTCCTCGGTGAGCGCAACGTTGACGAGCTGGAGCAGATGTTAGAGAAGATGGACTTGAAATTGAAGGCATGACTAAAATTCCGACAGCACATGGAACAACAGGACACAAGACTCGAAATCAAGAAGACGGTCTGGGTGAAAGCCGGCATACGCCAGTACTCCGTAGACCGCAAGCCAGGGACTCAGGGACAGCCCGACTTCTATGTACTCACCGAGCACAAGAGAGGGACACGCCATAAGGTTGTGATTACGCAGCCCGACATGGACAAAATCATCGAGGCCCTCGTCGAAGTGCAGAAATGACCACCACTATGACTATCATAAGACCGCCTTAGTTGGCACAACCCCTAACCGCAACTCTTAAAAAACCGATTAAATGATTACATTGAACAAGTTGATCAAATCGCTGCATCAAGACCTGATGCGTCGGCAGGAAATCAACCGGCACACCTCTCCACGGGCTATGAGCATCCGTATAAGCACACGATGGAGGAGATTTGACGCTTGTGACTGGCGAAGGCCTCCACTCCACCTCACGAAAGGCTTCGTGGAGAAGGAGCACAATGGTGACCCATGCACCAACTGGGAGCATGAGTTCAGCGAGAGGGAGGAACGAGCCGCCGACATCATCATCGACACCGCACTCGCCCTTGAACAGCAAGGGTGCAAGAACATCGAGCAGCTGGTCAAGGACAGGCTCTCGTGGCGGATGCGGCATGGTGGATGAGTTGCTTGAGAGAAGTTTTGTTGTTTTATTAATTTGTTGAACTCAAAAAGCAATGGTAAGAAAAGAGATTGATGTGTCCCTTATCACATCGAACAAGGGACAAGTCCCGGGACTCCCACGCAACCCCCGACTGGTG